TTGCTCGCCGCCTCGAGCGCATGTGCGGCGAAGGGACGGCTCGATGAGCTGATCGCAGGACTTTCCGCGCGCGAGATCGCGACGCTGCTTTCCGATTGGGAGTTCTGCGCGCGCGAGGATCAATGGCCGCCCTTGCTCGCCGGCGATGGCGCGCCTTGGCGCGTGTGGCTGATATTGGGCGGACGCGGCGCCGGCAAGACGCGCGCCGGCGCCGAATGGGTGCGCGCCGTCGCGCGCGGACGCCCGCAATTTGCGCCGCGGCCGCTGTCGCCCATCGCGCTCGTCGGCGAGAGCGCCGCTCATGTGCGCGATGTGATGATCGAGGGCGTCTCCGGAATTCTCGCCGCGCATGAGCGAAGCGAGCGGCCTTTGTGGGAGCCCTCGCGCAAGCGCCTCACCTTCGACAATGGCGTCGTCGCGCAGGCTTTTTCGGCGGAAGATCCCGACAGCCTGCGCGGCCCGCAATTTTCCGCCGCCTGGTGCGACGAGCTCGCCAAATGGCGCTACGCCGAGGAGAGCTGGGACATGCTGCAATTCGGACTACGCCTCGGCGAATGGCCGCGCCAGATCGTCACCACGACGCCGCGGCCCATTCCTTTGCTGAAGCGGCTGATGAGCGAGAGAGGCGTCGTGACGACGCGCGCGACGACGCGGCAGAACGCCGCCAATCTCGCGCCCTCCTTTCTCGAGAGCGTCGTCGCGCAATATGCCGGCACGCGATTGGGCCGCCAGGAGCTCGACGGCGAAATCGTCGAAGAGCGCGCCGACGCGCTGTGGTCGCGCGAGATGTTGGAGAGCGCCCGCGTCGCCGCGTCGCCGCCGCTCGAGCGTATCGTCGTCGCCGTCGATCCGCCGGCCTCCTCGACCAAGCGCGCCGATCGTTGCGGCATCGTCGCGGCGGGGATCGCGAATGAAAGCCTCTTCGTGCTCGAGGATGGAACGCTCGAGGCGGCGCGTCCGGCGCAATGGGCGCGCGCCGCGGTGGCGCTCTATCACAGGATAGAGGCCGATGCGCTGATCGCCGAGGTCAATCAGGGCGGCGAGATGGTGCGCGCCGTCATTCATGAAGCCGACCCTTCCGTGCCGGTGAAGGAGGCGCGCGCGACGCGCGGCAAATATTTGCGCGCGGCGCCCGTCGCGCAGCTCTATGAGCAGGGCCGTGTGCGCCATGTCGGCGCCTTTCCGCAACTCGAGGATGAAATGTGCGATTTCGGAACCGACGGCCTCTCCTCGGGGAGAAGTCCCGATCGACTCGACGCGTTGGTGTGGGCCGTTCATGCGCTGGCGCTGGGCCCACGCGCCAGCGAGCCACGAATGCGGAGATTGTGAAGGAGGCAATAGGCAATAGGCAATAGGAAGTCGCCAGTCGCCAGTCAAAGTAACCACTGCCTATTGCCGAATGCCACTCCCTATCGCCGATCGCCCGCCGCCCATTTCAAAAACGGAATCTTCAATGCCCTCATTCCTCTCCCGCCTGTTCGGCGCGCGCGCGCCGGAGCAGAAGGCTTCGCGCGCCATGCTCTCGCTGCATTCCATGGGCGCGCCGCAATGGACGCCGCGCAACGCTGTCGCGCTGACGCGCGCGGGCTATGAGCGCAACGCCGTCTGCTATCGCGCCGTGCGCATGGTGGCGGAAGGCTGCGCCTCCATTCCCTGGCTCGCCTATGAAGGGCGCGTCGAAAATCCCGAGCATCCGCTGCTGCGGCTGATCGAGCGGCCCAATCCGTCCGATACGAGCGTCTCCTTCATCGAGGCGCTCGTCTCCAATCTTCTGCTCTATGGCAACGCCTATGTGGAAGGCGCTTTCGTCGACGGACTGCTGCGCGAGGCCTATTGCCTGCGTCCCGATCGCATGAGCGTCGTCGCGGCGCGCAATGGCTGGCCCGCGGCCTATGTCTATTCGGCGGGCGGCGACAGCGTGCGTTACGAGCTGCAGGGCCGCGGCGTCGAGCCGATCCTGCATATTCGCTTGTTCAATCCGCTCGACGATGTTTACGGATTCGCGCCGCTCGCCGCCGCGCAGACGGCGCTCGACACGCATAATGCGGCGAGCTTCTGGAACAAGGCGCTGCTCGACAATAGCGCGCGGCCTTCCGGCGCGCTGGTCTATGCGGGGCCAGACGGCGGGCATCTCACCGACGAGCAGTTCGAGCGATTGAAGCAGGAATTGGAGGAGAATTTCTCCGGCGCCTTCAACGCCGGGCGTCCGCTGCTGCTGGAAGGCGGGCTCGACTGGAAGGCGCTGTCGCTCTCCCCGAAGGACATGGATTTTTCCGAGACGAAAGCCTCCGCCGCGCGGGAGATCGCGCTCGCCTTCGGCGTGCCGCCGCTGCTCATCGGCCTGCCGGGTGACAATACGTTTCGCAATTACGAGGAGGCCAATCGCGCCTTCTGGCGCCAGACAATCATCCCGCTCGTGCAACGCTTGCAGAAGGCGTTTCACGCCTGGGCGCAGCCCGGCTTTTCGCCCTTCCGCCTCGATTACGACGCCGACCGCATCGACGCTCTGGCGAAAGAGCGGGCGCTCGAATGGAGCCGCATCGGCGCCGCCGCCTTCCTCACCGTGGACGAGCAGCGCGAGGCGGCGGGCTACGGCCCGATGGGGAAGCGGGTGAAATATTCGCCGGATCAGCCGCGCGTTTCCGCCGGCTCGCCCGAGGGCGGGCAGTGGACGAGCGGCGATGGGAGCGGCGGCGGCGACCTCGCGCAGGTCGCGCTGAACACGATCGCCAATGTCGTGAGCGACGCGGGCGGGCTCGTTACGCAGATCGCCGATTTTATCGATCTGCGGGATGAGGAAGGGAATGGCGGACACGCCATCAGCGAGCATGTCGGCAAGAGCGATGAGTATTTGATACGGCGTCTCCAGAGCATGCGCTTTCAATTGGGTCTGATCGACCTCGCGCCGCGTGTCGGTTCGTTCCCTTCGCTCGAAGCCGCGCAAAAGCTCGTCAATTCGACGATCGCGCAAAATCAGGAAATTGTCGATCTCGTCGCGAGCGGCGAACTCGGCGTGACCGAACCCAAACGGATCAATGGCTGGTTCAATTCGCCCACGGGCAAGGAAGCCTATGTCCCTAGCGTTCGGGGGCGGCCAGAAATTCGCGACACATGGGGCGTTGCCGTGGCCTTGAGGCACGATGTAACATCGCCGCACGGATATAGAGTGCAATCCGCTTTCCCCGCCAACCGATAGAGCGCGCGCATGACGATCCCCGACGCCTTCAACGAAATCGCCAACTCCTTTCACCAAGACACCTTTCTGTTTCATAACTCGTTGGACAGCGCGATACGTGGGAGCATCTCCGAGTTGACGCCCGAGCAGATGCGGATCGCGAAGGATTATCTCGACGAATTGTTGAGTGGAAAATATAGCCGCGAGCAGCTCATTGACATTTGGTCGAAGAGCCCCGCCGGATCCGGCGGCTTCGGCATGCCGGCCCCTGCCGAGAAATTTCTCGGCCTGATACGCGCCGCGCTCGAAACTTCGCTCGCGTCGCGCGAAACAGAGTAGCTATCCAAGAGGCTCGCGGATGGGCGCCTGGGCTTCAAGAATAAGGCGCCGCTCGACAATTGTGGCGCAGGCGCGCACGGGCTCGCGCGAAACCGCGCTCGCCTTCGGCGTGCCGCCGCTGCTCATCGGCCTGGCGGGCGACAATACGTTCCGCAATTGCGAGGAGCAGCCGCCAACCAACAAGCTCGTCGATGCGTCTCGCTCGCGACCCGATCTGCTCGCTGTGAGCCGACCCGCCTTGCGCTGAACGACATCACATCGCTCTAGGACCGAGAGGCCCAGGGCGAATTTCGGGGCGACGACCACGCTCGCGCGGTCGTCGCTCTTTGCGTTTCATAGGTCCGCCATGTCCGAGATCGTCACCTCCATCATCGAGCGCGGCGATCTCGCCCATCTCGCGCTTTTCCTCTGGGCGAGCGCGGCGACGCTGTTCGCGCTGCGCGCATTGCGCGAGCTCGGCGGCTCGACGCGCCGGCTCGATGCTTTCGTGCGCGAGCTCGCACGCTTCAACCGCCGCTATGGGAGCGAGTGAATGAGTCTTTCCGCCTTACCTCTTCGCTTTGTGAAGCGTCGCGCGCCGCGCAGGCCGCCGCGCGTCGAGGCCGAAATCGTGTTCAAGACATTCGTGCGCGCATTGGAGCGTCTGCGCGAGGCGCCGCGCGGCGGCGGCCCTGCGGCGATCGGCGCGACGCGGGAGAAAGCCTGATGGCGCAAGCTTTGAAGCGAGACATGCACGTCGCGAGCCAGAGGCTGGAGACGAAGCGCGCGCCGCTGCCGGCGGCTATCGGCGCCGATGGGACGTTCGAAGGCTACGCGAGCCTGTTCGACGTGCGCGACACTTGCGGCGACATCGTCGCGCCGGGCGCATTCGTCGCGAGCCTTCGCCGACGCGGCGCCGCGAGCGTCAAAATGCTGTGGCAGCATCGCGCCGACGAGCCGATCGGCGTGTGGACCGAGATCGTCGAGGATGCGCGCGGCTTGAAAGTGCGCGGGCGGCTCGACCTCTCCGTCGGGCGGGCGCGCGAGGCCTTGTCGTTGATCCGCGCCGGCGCGCTCGACGGGCTGTCGATCGGCTTTCGCACGCTGCGCGCGGCGAGCGATCCCAAGACCGGCGCGCGGCGATTGCTCGAGATCGATCTCATCGAGATTTCGATCGTCACCTTTCCCGCGCTGCCGCAAGCGCGCATCGGCGCGGCGCCCTTTTCAGCCGCGGCGCCGCGGCACGCCGCCGTAGAGTTCGGCCAAAAGCTCGCGCGGCTGCGCATGCAGAGCGCCGCGAGAAGCTTCGAGACGAGGCTGCGGCGCGCGTCGATTGCGTTCGATCGGCGCTAGCGTTTCCAGCCGAAGTGGACGCCGGTTCGGCGTCCGCAAACGCGTGTCTCGGCCTTCGCCGCATGCGGCGCATGCGGCGACGACCTTGCGATTCCACCCGGCGCCAGAACGCCCGCGCATTCCGCGCGGCGCCTTCGCGCGCCTTCCTGTCGGAAAGAAAGAGGTTGCTCCCAATGTCGTCTCTCGAAACCAAAACGCTCTCCGGCGAGGAGGCGCTCGCCGATCTTCATCGCGCCTTCACGGCGTTCAAGGATACGAATGAGGAGCGGCTCGCGCAGCTCGAGACGCGAATGGGCGTCGATGCGCTCACCGAGGAGAAGCTGCAGCGCATCGATCGCGCGATCGACGAGACGAAGCGCCGCATCGATCGCGTCGCGCTCGATCTCGCACGCCCGCGCCTTTCCGCCGCGCCGAACGAGGATGCGCCCGCGCGCGAGCACAAATCGGCTTTCGCGCTCTATATGCGCAGCGGCGAAACACTCGGCCTGAAGGCGCTGGAATCGAAGGCGCTGTCGGCAGGCTCGGGCCCGGACGGCGGCTATCTCGTGCCGACGCCGGCGGAGCAGGAGATTTTGCGCCGTCTCGCGCGTCTCTCGCCCGTTCGCGCCATCGCCACCGTGCGCGAGATTTCGACGCATTCGCTGCGCAAGGCCTATTCGACGCAGGGCCCGGCCGCCGGCTGGGTGGCGGAGGCCGATCCGCGTCCGCAGACGAACAGCCAGCAGATCGTCGATCTCACCTTTCCGGCGATGGAGCTCTACGCAATGCCGGCGGCGACGCAAACTCTGCTCGACGATTCCGCCGTCGATGTGGAGCAATGGATCGCCGAGGAAGTGCAGACCGTCTTCGCGGAGCAGGAAGGCGCGGCTTTCGTGAGCGGCAATGGGACCGACAAGCCCAAGGGCTTTCTCGCCTATACGACGGTCGCCGACGCGAGCTGGAGCTGGGGCAATATCGGCTATGTGACGACGGGCGTCTCCGCCGGATTCGCCGCCAGCAATCCGGCCGACGCGCTGATCAATCTGATCTATGCGCTGCGCGCGGGCTATCGGCAGAACGGCAAATTCGTGCTCAATCGGCAGACGCAATCGGCGATCCGTAAATTCAAATCGACGACGGGCGAATATCTCTGGGCGCCGCCGGCGAGCCTCGATCAATCGGCTTCGCTGCTCAATTTCCCCGTCATCGAAGCCGAAGATATGCCGAATATGGGCGCGGATAGTTTCTCCGTCGCCTTCGGCGATTTCGCGCGCGGCTATCTCGTCGTCGATCGGCTCGGCGTGCGGGTGTTGCGCGATCCTTATTCCGCCAAGCCCTATGTGCTCTTCTATACGACGAAGCGAGTCGGCGGCGGCGTGCAGGATTTCGAGGCGATCAAGCTCTTGAAGTTCGGCACGGTCTGATCGCGCGACGAGACAGGCGGGCGGAGCGCAGCTCTCGGCGCCGCCCGCCGCTCGCATGATGTTTCACCACTCACGCAACGGACGAACGCATGGTTCCCGATCTTCTCTCGGGGCCGGCGCTGGAGCCCGTGTCGCTCGGCGACGCGAAGGCTTGGGCGCGGCTCGATTCGAACGATGAGGATCAGCTGTTGTCGGCGCTGATCGTCTCCGCGCGCTTGACTCTCGAAGCCTACACGCGGCGCTTCTTCGTGACGCAGAGCTGGCGGATGCGTCTCAATCGCTGGCCTGCGCAGGCGCTGCGTCGAAAAACATTGGCGGTTCCCTTCGCGCCTTTGCGCAGCGTCGCGGCGATCCGCGTGTTCGACTCCGCGGATATGGCGCAGACTCTTCCTGCGGCGACCTATCGCGCGGCGCCGTCTCGGGACGCGGGGCGCATCGTTTTTGTCGAGGCGCCGCCGGACCCCGGCCGCGACTATGACGCGATAGAGATCGATATCGTCGCCGGATATGGAGATGCGGCGGCGGATACGCCGGAGCCGCTGCGGCGCGCCATTCTCGCGCTCGTCGCGCATTGGCACGAGAATCGCGGAGACGCCGAGGACATCGCCGCGCCTCTGCCGACGCTGGTTCGCGCGCTCGCCAAGCCGTTTCGACGCGAGCGCCTGACATGAGCGCGCCGACGATCGGCGAGATGCGCCAACGCATGTCGCTCGAAGCGCCTGTCGACACTGCGGACGACAGCGGCGCGATGACGCGCGGCTATGTCGCGCTCGGCCAAATATGGGCGAAGCTCACGCCGCTCTCCGGCGAAGCGCAGTTCATCGCCGGCCGGCAGGAGCAGGCGATCGGATGGATCGCGCAAATTCGCTGGCGATCCGATGTGACGAGCGAGATGCGGCTCGTCGCCGGCGCGAGACGGCTGCGCGTCACATCGGTTCATGATCCAGACGGCCGACGCCGCATTCTGATTTGTCGCTGCGAGGAGATCGCATGAGGAGGCGCAAATGAGCGTTTCGCCGATTCTCGCCTTGCGCAGGGCGATGCGCGCCCGCCTCGCCGCGGACGCGTCGCTCCTCTCCGCGCTCGGCGGCGCGAAAATCTATGATGAAGCGCCGCGCGGCGCAGAATCTCCCTACGTCCTGTTCGCCGATACGAGATGGCGCGACTGGTCGACGCCGGAATCGAAGGGCTCCGAGCAATCGATCACGCTTTCGGTGGTCTCGATCCAACGCGGGGCGGCTGAGGCGCTCGCCATAGGAGAGACAATCCTGGCCCTGCTCGACGAGGCGCCGCTCGCGCTCGACGGCCACCGTCTCGTCGATCTTCGCCATCAGGCGAGCGAAACGCGGCGTGAGCAGAACGGCCGCTTCGCGCGCCTCGATCTGCGCTTTCGCGCGACGACGGAAGCGATTTGACATTGCTGTTTCGAATTGGGGAGCCTTCGCATGTCCGCACAAAAAGGAAAAGATCTGCTGCTGAAGCTCGACGATGGAAGCGGCGTCTTCGTCACCGTCGCGGGTCTGCGCACGCGCCGGATCTCGCTCAACGCGGAGACGGTGGATGCGACCGACGCGGAATCTGTCGGGCGTTGGCGCGAGTTGCTCGACGGCGCCGGCGTGAAGCGCGCCAGCCTCGCGGGAACGGGGATTTTCAAGGACCAGGCGTCCGATGCGCTCATCCGCCAGCTCTTCTTCGACGGGCTGCTGCGCGAATGGCGAATCGTCGTTCCGGATTTCGGCGTCGTCGCGGGGTTGTTCCAGATCACCAGTCTCGACTATCGCGGCGAGCACAATGCCGAGATGACCTTCGACCTCGGGCTCGAATCGGCGGGCGCCCTTTCCTTCACGCCGGTGTGAGGCGGTCGCCATGGCCAATGCGAAACGCGGAGAAATCGAGGCGACGCTCGACGGCGAGACCTATCGCCTCTGTCTGACGCTCGGCGCGCTCGCCGAGCTCGAGAGCGGCTTCGGCGCGAGCGATCTCGTCGCGCTCGCCGAAAGATTTGAAGGGCGTCGGCTCGGCGCGCTGGATCTCATTCGCATCATCGGATGCGGATTGCGCGGCGGCGGATATGGGTTGAGCGACGATCAGGTCGCGGGCATGACCGTCGCGGGCGGACTCGGCGCTTATGTGAAAATCGTCGCAGAGCTGCTGGAGGCGACCTTCGGCGGGACGGAAAGCGCAAACCCTCGGCCGCCGCAGGACGCGAGCGGGTGAGGCCGCAGCCCTTTCCCTGGGCGCGGGCCATGGCCTTCGGGCTCGGCGTTCTGCGGCTTTCGTCGCACGACTTCTGGGCGATGACGCCGCGCGAATTGGCGAGCGCGGCGGAGGGCGTCTATGGGCGCGCGGGCGGCGCGCCGTCTCGCGACACGCTCGCCGCATTGATGCGCGCATTTCCGGACGGTGAACAAAAATGACCGATTCGACGACGAGCGACGGCGCGGCATCGCAGGCGTCCTTCGATCTTCCGTTTCAAGCGCTCGATCTGCGGACGACGAGGTCGCTGCTGCAGGATATCAATGTCGCCGCATCGACGGCGACGAAGACCTTGTCGGGCGGCCTCGCCAGCGCGGCCGTCAGCGGCAAGAGCTTCGATGCGACGCTCGCCTCCATTGCGCGGTCGCTCGCCAAGCTCGGCGTGAGCGCCGGCGCGCATGCGTTGACGCAAGGCGTGACGAGCGGATTGAGCGCGCTCATCTCCGGCGGCTTCGGCGGCGGCGGCGGCGTTTCGGTCGCGCCTTTCGCCGATGGCGGCGTCGTCGCGTCTCCGACCTTTTTCGGCGCGAATGGCGCCGTCGGGCTGATGGGCGAGCGCGGCGCCGAGGCGATCATGCCGCTCGCGCGCGGGCCGGACGGACGGCTCGGCGTGGCGATGCAGGGGACGACGAATCCGGTCGCGGTCACGGTCAATATAGCAACGCAGGATGTCGCGAGCTTTCGTCGCTCGGAAGGGCAGATATCGGCGATGCTCGCGCGCGCCGTTGCGCGCGGCCGGCGCAGTCTGTGAGGAGCCTCGGACATGCTGGAGTTTCACGAGACGCGCTTTCCGCTCGACGTGTCGGTGAATGGACGCGGAGGACCGGAGCGGCGCACCGATATTGTCGCGCTCGGCTCCAATCGCGAGGCGCGCAATGCGCGATGGGCGAATTCGCGTCGGCGTTATGAGGCGGGCTATGGCGTCAAATCGCTGGCGCAGCTCGCCGCGGTGATCGAATTTTTCGAGGAGCGGCGCGGACGGCTGATCGGCTTTCGTTGGCGCGATCGCAGCGATTTCTCCTCGGCGCGGCAGGGCGGAGCGCCTTGGCCGATCGATCAGGCGCTCGGCCAAGGCGACGGCGCCCGCGCGCAATTTCAGCTGCTCAAGACCTATGGCGCGAGCTTTGCGCCCTATGCGCGCGCGATCGCCAAGCCGGTCGCCGGGAGCGTGCGCGTCGCGGTCGCCGGCGTCGAGAAGGCGTATGGCGTCGATTTCGACGTCGACGCCACGACTGGCGTCGTGACTTTCTCGCCATTGGCCATTCCTGTGAGCGGCGCGGCGGTGACGGCGGGATTTCTCTTCGATGTGCCCGCGCGCTTCGACACGGATTATCTCGAGATCGACGTCTCGTCCTTCGAGGCCGGCGCCATTCCGAACATTCCGATCGTCGAGATCGTGCCGTGAAGGAGAAGAGATGCGCTCGATTTCATCGTCCATGCGGGAAAGTCTCGACGCCTGCGCCTCGACGCTCTGCAATTGCTGGCGGCTCGCGCGCAAGGATGGCGCGATCATGGGGTTCACCGATCATGATCGCGATCTTTCCTTTGCCGGCGTCGCCTATCGCGCCGCCTCCGGGCTTTCGGCCGGTCGGATCGAAGCCGTCGTCGGCCTCGCGGTGGGAAGCGGCGAGGTGGTCGGCGCGCTCAAATCGGACGGGCTCGTCGAGCGCGATCTGGCCAACGGCCTCTATGACGGCGCCGCGGTGGAGATTTGGCTGGTCGACTGGACCAATATCGATAATCGCCTGCTCGTCGACGCCGCGACGATCGGCGAGGTGACGCGCAGCGAATTCGCCTTTCGCGCGGAGCTGCGCTCGCTCGCGCATTTGTTCGACGAGACGCGCGGCGACAGTTTTCAGCGCGGATGTTCCGCCGATCTCGGCGACGGGCGCTGCAAGATCGATCTCGGCGCGGCGGGGCTCCATACGACCGGCGTCGTGGTCGGGATGGCGCGGGGCGCGATCGTCGCAAATCTCGCGAGCGAATTCGGCGATGGTTTCTTCACGGGGGGAACGCTGACAGTCACGAGCGGAGCCAATGCGGGCGCGAAAGTCGCGATCAGATCGCATCGGCGCTCCGGCGCAAACGCCGATCTTGCATTGTGGTCGCAGCTCGCGGGCGCGATCGCCGCGGGCGACGCTCTCGCGCTCGTCGCGGGATGCGACAAGACCGCCGCGACCTGCCACGGGAAATTCGGGAACATCGTCAATTTTCGCGGAGTTCCGCATATGCCGGGCAATGACGTCGTCATCTCCTATCCGAGCTCGCTCGCGCCGACGATGGACGGCGGGAGCTATTTTCGATGAGCGGCCTCGCGCGCGCGGCGATCGTCGCGGAGGCGCGACGATGGATCGGCACGCCCTATCGACATCAAGCCTCGCTCATTCACGTCGGCTGCGATTGCCTCGGTCTGGTGCGCGGCGTTTGGCGCGCGCTGGTCGGGCCGGAGCCCGAGCGCGCGCCTCCCTATTCGCCGGATTGGGCGGAGGCGCGCGGCGAGGAGACCTTGGCGCTGGCGGCGCATCGGCATTTTGCGAGCGCTCGAGCAGATGCGTTTCGCGCCGGAGACGTGCTGCTGTTTCGTTTTCGGGACCATGCGCCGGCCAAGCACCTCGGCATAGCGACGAGCGCGACGCATATGGTCCATGCCCATGGCGGCGCCTGCGTCGCCGAAGCGGCGATCGGAATTTGGCGAAAAAGATTGGTCGGCGCGTTCGCCTTTCCTGGCGTGACGGACTGATGTTTCGAGGACGATATGGCGACACTTCTGTTGCAGACGGTCGGCGCGGGAGTGGCGTCGATCGGCTCTATACTCGACAATGTGCTCGTCGGAGTGGGCGGCGCGCTGGTGGACGCCGCGCTGCAGCCGCGCGCGGCGACGCGCTATGAGATCGGCCCGCGTCTGAAGGCGATGGACGGCGTCGCCTCGACGGAGGGCGCGGCTATACCGCGCGTCTATGGCCGCGCGCGAATCGGCGGGCAGATGATCTGGGCGACGCGTTTTGTCGAGCAGACGAATGTCTCGCTCGGCGGCGGAGTCAGTCGCGGCAAGGGCGGCGGCGGATCGCCGCAGACGATCGATGTCACCTATTCTTATTACGCGAATTTCGCGATCGGCCTCTGCGAGGGGCCGATCGCTTTCGTGCGGCGCATTTTCGCGGACGGCAATGAGCTCGATATGACGAGCTTGCCGATCCGAATCTACAAGGGCGACGAGCAGCAGCTTCCGGATCCGCTGATTGTCGCGAAGGAGGGCGCAGAATCTGCGCCGGCCTATCGCGGGCTCGCCTATATCGTGTTCGAGCAATTGGCGCTCGCGCCCTTCGGCAATCGCATTCCGCAATTCACCTTCGAGGTGACGCGGCCGGTCGCGGGATTGGGCGGAGCGATTCGCGCCATCGATGTGATTCCGGGCGCGACCGAGGCCGGTTATCAGCCGTCGCTGCAATTGAACTTCTCTTCGCCCGGCGTGAGCGTCGCGGAGAACAGGCATCAGCTGACGGCGGCGAGCGATTGGACTGCCTCGATCGATGCGCTGCAGGCGCTCTGTCCCAATCTCGAGAGCGTCGCGCTCGTCGTGTCCTGGTTCGGCGATGATTTGCGCGCCGCGCATTGCGCGATCGCGCCGCGCGTCGACGCGACATTCAAGACGATCGGCGAGTTCGATTATGTCTATGGGCCCTATTGGCCGGCGGATTGGTCGGTCGCGGGCCTCTTTCGCGCCAGCGCGCGGCTCGTCTCGCAGATCGACGGAAAGGCGGCCTTCGGCGGCACGCCGAGCGACGCGTCCGTTCGCGCCGCCATCGCCGATCTGAGGGCGCGCGGACTCTTCGTGGTCCTCTATCCTTTCGTGATGATGGATGTGCCGGCGGGCAATGTTCTTCCCGATCCGCGCACGGGCGTCGCCGGCCAGCCGGCCTTTCCCTGGCGCGGACGCATCACTTGCGATCCGGCGCCGGGACGCGTTGCAACAGTGGATGGAACGACAGCAGCGGCGACGCAGGTCGCGGCCTTCTTCGCGCAATATCGCAGCTTCGTGCTGCATTGCGCTGCTCTCTGCGAGGAGGCGGGCGGCGTCGACGCCTTTGTCATCGGCTCGGAGCTCGTCGAGCTCACGCGTATTCGCTCCGCGCCGGGCGTCTATCCGGCCGTGGCGGAGCTGTGTTCGCTCGCCGCCGATGTGCGGGGCGTTTTGCGCAGCGGAACCAAGATCGGCTACGCCGCCGATTGGACCGAATATGGCGGGCATGTGCCCGCGGAAGGCGAGCTTCGTTTTCCGCTCGATCCGCTATGGGCGTCGACGGCGATCGATTTTGTCGGGATCGACGTCTATTGGCCGCTTTCCGATTGGCGCGACGGCGGCGATCATCTCGACGCCGGGATCGCCTCGAGCGTCTATGACGTCGATTATCTCACGACGCGCGTCGCCGCGGGCGAGGGATATGATTGGTTCTACGCCACTGAAGCGGATCGTCTGGCGCAAATTCGCGCGCCGATCGTCGATGGGCTCGGCAAGGCCTGGGCGTTTCGCGTCAAGGACCTCGTGTCCTGGTGGTCGAATGCGCATTTCGAGAGGGTCGGCGGAGCCGAGCTCGCGGCGCCGACCGCCTGGACGCCCTATGGCAAGCCGATCTGGATCGTCGAGACAGGATGTCCGGCCGTCGATCGCGGCGCCAATGCGCCGAATGTGTTTCCCGACGCGCAGTCGTCGGAGGGCGGGCTGCCGTATTTCTCGCGCGGCGGACGCGACGATCTGATGCAGGCGCGATTCATCGAGGCGATGATCGCGCATTTCGATCCGACGACGGAGGGGGGCGACGCGCGCAATCCATTGTCGCCCGTCTATGGCGGTCGCATGGTCGATCCGGCGCGCATTCATCTCTGGTGCTGGGACGCGCGGCCGTTTCCAGCTTTTCCGGGATGTTCGGACGTCTGGGCCGACGCGCCGAATTGGGAGACGGGACATTGGCTGAACGGGCGGCTCGAAGGCGCGCCGCTCGACCGCCTCGTCGCGTCGCTCGCCTCGACCGTCGGAACAGACGAGCTCGCGGCGGAGCGTCCGGCGATCCAGGGTTTCGTCGACGGCTATGTTCTGGATGCGGCCATGTCGCCGCGCCAGGCGATCGAGCCGCTCGCTTCGCTGTTTTGCTTCGACGTGGTCGTCAGCGGCGGCCGGCTGCGTTTCGTTTGTCGTGCGACGAAGAGCGTGCGGGAGATCGGCGACGACGACCTCGTTCCGAGCAAGGACGGAACGCTGATCGAGCTGCGGCGCGCGCAGGAGAGCGAGTTGCCGCATGAGATCGCGCTCTCGTTCTGCGATTCGGAGTTCGATTATCGCACGGGCCGCGTTTTGTCGCGGCGGCTCGAGGGCTATTCCTCGCGCCGCAGCGAGGCGCAGACGGCGGTGATGATGGGCCGCGCCGATGCGCAGCGCCTGGCGGAGGTCTGGCTGCAGGACATATGGGCAGGCCGCGAGACGGCGCGATTTTCGGTGAGGCCGAATCTCGTCGCGCTGGAGCCGGGCGATGTCGTCGCGCTGGCGGCGACGCCGGATCGGCTATGGCAGATCACGCGCGTCACCGATGGCGACGCGCGCGAGATCGAGGCGAGAGCCATCGATGCGAGCGTCCATGACGTCGGCGCGCGGGCTGTCGCCCGGCGCAGGCTCGCGGCGCCCGGCGTGATCGGGCCTCCGCGCGTCGTCGTTCTCGATCTCGCGATCGCGAGGAATGGGGCGACGGCGCTGTCCTATGTCGCGGGCTTCGCGGATCCTTGGCCCGGCGCGCTCGCCCTATGGCGCAAGATCGGCTCGTCTTTCGAGTCGATCGGGCTGATCGAGACGCGGGCGACGATCGGCGAGACTTTGGACGTGCTGGCGCCGGGGCCGCTCGGACGCTTCGATCGCGGCGCGAGCCTCACCGTGAAGCTGTCTTCCGGCGCGCTCGCTTCGGTGGATGACGCGAGCGCCTTCGCGCTGCGTTCGGCCATGGCGATCCGCGGAGCCGACGGCGCTTGGGAGATCTTCGCCTTCACGCGCGCGGAGCTCATCGCGACGAACACTTATCGCTTGTCGCGATTGCTGCGCGGGATCGGCGGCGAGGATTTGCTCGCTTTGCGCAGCGTGGCGGCGGGGGCGACGGTCGTGCTGCTGGACGACGCCGTCGTTCCGCTCGCCGCCGACGCCGCGCAGATCGATTCGGCGCGAGTCTATCGCATCGGCCCGGCCGATCGCGATCATGGCGATCCGACCTATGTCGAGCTCGAGGTCGCCGCGACGCGTAAGTCCTTGGCGCCCTATTCGCCGACCCATGCGCGGGCGCGGCGGGTCGCGGAAGGCGTCGTCATCTCCTTCACGCGGCGCGGGCGCATCGACGCCGACGCATGGGAGGGCGTCGAGATTCCGCTCGGCGAAGAGAGCGAAGCCTATGAGGTCGTCATCGCGGCGCCCGGCGGCGCGCGCGCGCTGAGCGCTTCGACCAATTCCGTTCTCTATGCGGCGACGGATGAGCTCGCCGATTTCGGCGCGCCGCAGACGAGTTTGTCGGTGCAGATTTTTCAGATCGGCGCGCGCGTCGGCCGGGGCTTTCCGCTCGCTGCGACGCTTTCCATCGAGTGAGGCCCCATGACGGAAACCATCCACCTCGCGCTGCCCTTCATCGATGCGGCGCAGGCGCAAAAACATATCACGCATAATGAGGCGTTGCAGCGTCTCGACGCGCTGACGCAACTATCGGTCCTCGAGCGCCGCTCCACACCGCCGAGCGCCCTGGCCGATGGCGACAGATATCTCGTCGTGGCGGCGGCGGCCGGCGCTTTCGCCGGCGCGGAGGGGAAGATCGCCGCATGGCTCGCCGGCGGCTGGATATTCCTTTCGCCGAAGGCCGGATGGCTCGTCTTCGTCGCAGCGGAGCAGAGGTCGCTGCTCCACGACGGCTCGACATGGATCGACGCCGGGATCGCGCTGCGCGCTCTTCAAAATCTTTCGCTGCTCGGGCTCGGAACGACGGCGGACGCCGCCAATCCACTCTCGGTCAAAACGAATGCGGCCTTGTTCGCGGCGAAGACGGTCGCCGATGGCGGCGGCGGCGATCTGCGCGTCACGCTCGAGAAGGAAGCGGCGGGATTTACGGTCTCGCAGCTCTATCAGTCGAGCTGGTCCGGCCGCGCCGAGACCGGGCTCATCGGCGATGATGATTTCCATGTGAAGGTCTCGGCCGACGGATCGACCTGGCGCGAGGCGCTCATCATCGATCGATCGACCGGCCGCGTCGCATTTCCGAGCGGCGCCGGCGACGGGGCGCCGGCAAGCTTCCGCAATCGACTGCGCAACGCCTCGTTCGCGATCAACCAACGCGCCGTGTCCGGGACGGCGACGCTGGCGGCGGGGCAATATGGCCACGACGGCGTGAAGGCCGGCGCGTCGGGCGCCGCTTACACATTCGCGACGAGCGGGCTCGACACGGTGCTGACGATATCAGCCGGCTCGCTCATCCTTCCGATCGAGGATCGTCTCATCGAAGGCGGCTCCTATGCGCTGTCGCACGAGGGGACGGCTTCGGCCCGCGTCTGGCAGGGGACGGGCTCTGCGGGCACGGGCGCCTATGCCGCAGCGCCGCGCGGCGCGCCGCTCGTCGTCGCAGGACTCTCGGCCGATGCGCAGACCAATGTCGAATTCGGGGCGGGGACGATTCTGCGGCCGCAATTCGAGCCGGGCGCCTATGGCTCCCCTTTCGAGCGCCGTCCGCAGCCGGTCGAACTGGGGCTGTGTCAGCGCTATTACTATCGCGTGAATGGTTTCGGTGACACGCGCTCGCAGTTTGCCGTGAGCGGCAATAGCAGCAGTCATCAGTTCGAGGTCGATTTCCCAGTCCTCATGCGCGTGACGCCGACCGTGACGCACAATCTGACGGATGCCAATTACACGTCGACGCCCGGCGTCAATCTGAGCGGCAGCGCTCTATGGTCGCTCGTGCTGCCATATGTCGCGGCCTCGACGAAGACCGGCGCAGTGGTCATCGCCCCGCACACATGCCCTGAGCGGTCCGTCATCAATGTTGTGGACGCTACATTCGCGCCTGAGCCGGGAGCTGTGCTTCTCGGCTCGAATGTGGCGCTCGAATTCAGCGCGGAGCTTTGACATGTCCTACTCGCTGCTCGCCGGCTCCGATTGCGTCCGGCGCGACGCCGATGGCGCGCTCATTCCCCCCGATCCGGGCAATCGCGATTATCGCGCGTTCCTGTCCTGGGTCGCCGTCGGCAATGCGGCGACGCTCCCCGAGAAGCCGACGCTCGCCGAGCTGAAAGCGGAAAGACGCGCCGCCCTCGTCGAGCGCCGCCGGCGCGCGGAGACGGCGGGAACGCGCGTGAATGGCATGAGCATGTCGACCGACGAGAAGACGCAGGCGAAGCTGACGGCGGCCGTCGTCGCCAGCGTGCTCGACAACGCCTATGCGGTGAATTGGAAGCTCGCCGATGGCTCTTTCGCGCTGTTCGATCACGCCGCTCTGATCGCCGCGGCGCAGGGCGTGCGCGCGCATGTTCAAAACTGTTTCGATCGCGAGGCGCAGCTCGCCGCGGCGATCGACGCGGCGGTCGACGCCACGGCGCTCGCGTCGATCGATATCGATGCGGGCTGGCCCGCGTAAAGCGCCTCTTTCCGATCTGACGAAAGGACATTCGGCATGACCGATTCGAAGGCTGCGGCGCGAAGCGCGCCGCCGGCGGGCTTTGCTCTGGGCCGAGCCTGCGAGGCGAAGCTCATCGGCGTGCACCCGGATCTCGTGCGCGTGGTGCGGGCGGCCGCGGCGCGCTGCGAGCAGAAATTCATCGTCTTCGAAGGCGTGCGCACGATCGCGCGCGAGCGCAGCCTGATCGCGCGCGGGGCGTCGGCGCTGAAAAATCCGCTCCGATGCCGGCATGTGCCGACACAGGACGCGAAATACGGGCTCGTCGGCCATGCGGTCGATCTCGTCCCGCTCGTCGAAGGGCGGCCGCAATGGCTGTGGCCGCAAATCTATCCGATCGCCCGGGCGATGAAGGCCGCGGCGCTCGCCGAGCATGTGACGATCGAATGGGGAGGGGACTGGCGCACGCTGAAAGACGGCCCGCACTACCAGCTCCCCTTCGCGCTCTATCCGTGATCGCCGCGTCTTCTCCCGCGGCGAGCGGCCCGCGCCGGGCGGTCTCCCGGCGAAACGAAAGGACGAAAAGATGAGTCTTTCTCTGTCTTCCGCCGCCGGCTGGCTTCTGGCGCGCGCCGCCGAGCCCAGCACCTGGGCCGGAACCGGCGTCGTCGCCGCGGTCGTGCATTCGATCGCGCCGGGCGCGATCGCAGACGGCCTGCTGGCCGCCGGGGCCGCCATCGGCGGCCTGCTCGCCATCGTCGTGCCCGAGCAGAAGCCGGCCTGACGGCTCGCGGCGCCGGGGACCCTTCTTCGGCGCCGCTTTCGCCGGGCGTTCACGCGGCGTTCAGCAGACGCCTCGCATAGATTGGCGAGGAAAACCGAGAATGCATTCGAAGGAATCGAAAATCCTCGCTCTGGCCGCCGCCCTGCTGTCGTCCGCCGCCGCCTTCGCCGCGGATCGGCCGGCGCTGCAATGCCTGGCCGTCGCCGAGACGCGCCAGCTCATCGCCGACCGGCGGCTCGGCGATCCTTTCGCTCTGATGCAGGCCGCGAGCCTCGCCGCCCACGCCGAGCCGATCAACGCCAGGCTCTGCCGCGACGATGACGAGCTCGTCTATGAGATCAGCCTGCTGCGCCGCGACGGGCGGGTGGTGCGGATTTATCTCGACGCGGCGACCGGCAAGCCCCATGCTGGCCATAAAGAGCGGTGA